CATTTGCGGGTTAGTGCCTCTTACAGCAGGCTCACGTCGAGTAGGAAGCAATCTAGGTTTAACGTAAGATTGTCCGGTAGTAGGGGTGAAACTAAAGTTCTCCCAAGCGATAGAAGGTACGTCAGTGACGTTGTTCAGTGCTACCTCAAAAGCAGATCGGATGTCGTCATATACTGATGCCATTATCTAAACCTATCTTTAGTTCTGAGGAACACTGCATGTTTTGCTTCAACAACATTAGCATGTGGCGCACGGTTACGAAGAGTGAAACCATCCCCTTCTAAGGGATCAATAGCTCTAACATCAGCACGTAACCTTGCAGCCTCTTCCTGCTTCTTACCAGCTTTATCAGCAACGATTGGCCTGCCCTCTGAACTACGGCTACGACCACCACCAGAGCCTCTAGGAACTACGGAGAATGACTCTACGAAAGCACCAGAATAAACAGGGCTGATAGCTACTGCGTAAGAAACAACTTCCTCACCTTTAGTCCAAACCTTCTCCCTTACTTGATTCTGTAGTTGACCCATCTTCTTGTAAAAGGATTGGTTAATGGTAATCTGTTTAGCCATATCAATCCTCCAAATGGAGAATGTAGCAGACAGCATAACCATTAGAGTAAATCGTAGTTACATGCGTCACGACAAGAGTGCTGCTACCACGAACAATCACATCCTCATCAGTAGGTTCCACACCAAGACCTAGGGCAGGGATAACACACCGTTTAGTGTCTTTAGTCACCTGATCGACTGGCATACTCTCGGCATTGTAGAGGTAACCAGTAACGGTGTAGTTTGTCGTTGCAGTGCCACTTACAGTGCCAGTAGTAGGGTCATAAGTTCCAGAAGTAGAGGTCTTACGCAGAGTGATGGTTTCACCAAAGTCCCTTACAAGACGTAGAAAGTCAGAAGAGCGGAAATACATGGGGTGTTACCTCACTCGTATTCAGGGGTCTCGTAGCTAGGTGGGTTACGGAAGCGATCTCTACGGAAAGAACCTTCAATACGGTTAGTATTGGCTCTTACAGCACTAACGTCAGATTTAGTGAGACCACCAGCAGTAACACCAATAACAGCCCCAGTTTTCTTACCTTGATACTCCAACGTCTCTGCGAGAGATACATAGTGCTTATGAAGATCAGAATATTTAGCACTGAGGGCACCATCTAGTTGAACGTCTACCTTACGTGCGTATTGTGAGGCTACAGTTCGAGAGAGCCATGCCGCTGCAAAGTATACATTGTCGTTAGATTGAGAGAGTGCAAAAGTAACTTCTTCGTTCTGCACTTGTTGGTCTAGGGTATCAGTATCACCCAGCAACAGTCGAACCGTGTTTAGACGACCAGAAGCAGTAGTCGTATCCAGATCAGATGCATCATAGGACCAAGCCATTTAGGTCGTCTCCTTAGTTTTAGTCGAGGATATTATCACGGGTTTCGTAGAACTTTTCTTCGATCCAGCGATTGTTGCGGAGGAAGCTACGAATAAGACCACGCTGTTTGGCATCAATCTTAGACTGCTTACACTTCTTCGCAGTAAATTCCGAAGTTGAGTTGGTCCTGTTCCTCACTTCCACGTTAAGGAGGAGAACCAGCTTATCTAGTTGGGCACTATCCATCTCTTCGAGACGATCACCAACCTTGATCTCTTTTTCCAACTCTTTATTATGATACAAGAAACCAGATGCGTAGAGTTGAGCGACACGAGGTGGTTCAACATTCATATGCAGCCAATTATAGTGCTCCCCACGTTTATGGTCTCCGAAGGGAACTTTAACGAATAGTGGCCAGTCAATCTGCCAGCTAAGATAAATCGGGTGTGTCATGTCGGGGAGACTCCAAAGTTTAGTAAAAAGGCTAACTACTTTTGCAGTTACGCCGATAGACGTAGCACTAGGTGCTAGTCAGGGGGCCACCCTAATTAAAGAATAGCCCCCGTTAGTTTAATTAGGCGACAACAGTCTTGAAGAAGACGCCGAGGTCTGCGCCCACGACCTTCATGTCGTAAGCCATCTTCACCTGAATGTGCTCTGCAACCTGCATACGCTTCAGTGCATCGTCCGAGAACGATTCCACCGATACGCCGAGGTTGTTTGCGCCCGGAATATTGTTCCAAGCGAAGGTGAGGCCAGCCGCAGGGGTCATCAGACCAGCATTGCGAGGCGTATGCACGAGAAGTGCCGACTTACCACCGATAAAGGCGTTCGATTCTGCGAGGCCTTCAGCACCAGTGTTCTTAACTGCTTCCATGACGTAGAGGTTTTCTACTTCAAAGATTTCAGCCAGTTTAGCATTCGTGATGAGTGCAGTATTCGACACCGTTGCACCACCGTTGAGGCGGGCAAGAATATCGGGGTGGTTGATGAGGATGTCACGGACTTCCTTACCGATAACCATCGTGTTCGGCTTGAAGCCACCCGACTTGAGTTGCATGGTGCGACGGGCAGTCGTCACGTCAACGATGGGGGTCGAGTTGGTGTAATCCGACCACTGCGTCACTTCAGCAGCAGTGTCGTTATCAGCGTTAGCAACACCAGTGTATTCAGTGCCCCAAACCGAATCAGCGAAGAAGGTCGAAGCGAACTGCTCTTCACGATGGATCAGCACACGGTTCACGAGGGTCTGAGCACCAGCCGAGCGGATTTCCAGAACAGCGTCTTCGTTTGCGAGGGTCTGCTCGTCGAAGTCCATGCCGAGGCCATACACATCAGCGAAGTAGGACGAGTTCGAGATAGCCATCCCGATACGCTCGACTTCAGTGCGGGGAGCAAGTTTCTTCACGTCGCCAGTGCGGTTCATGCCTGCACGGTCATAGATGTAATACTTGTCCGACTGACGCTGAACGCCCACGGTTGGGAACACTTTGTCAGCGATGAAGTTCGACTGTTCCTGAACGTAAGCGAGGGTCAGGTTCGTCAACGGTTGGTCGATATGGACCGAAGAAGGGGTCAACATAGGCATATTAATAATCCTTTAATTTATGATGGTCGATTAGGCGACGATGTTGCCGCCAGTGATGAGTTCGATCTGGACGATCTGACCATCAACGCCCGCTTCTTTGGCATAGCCCATAACGACATCACCGGAAGCGGCGGCAAGTGCGGTGCCATCCGCACCAGCTTGGACAGCAGCACCAGCAGCAATCGTGCCGCCAGCTTCAACCATCACGGAACCGGAACGAACTACGGTCACAGCAGCACCAGCAGCACCGCCAACGATGCAGACGCCGTAGCACTGCTCACCAGCCGAGTTTGCGAGGTCAACGAAGCCGTCGGACTCAAGAGTAACGAATTTGAATTGTGCCGACGAGAGATCAACGCCAGCGATTTCCGTGCGAGTGTCACGGGATTGCATAACAGCCATAATTATTCCCCTTTATAGGATTTGGTGATAAGAGCTTTGCCTTCGTCGGTCTTTGCCACAGCGGCATAAGCCTTAGCGTATTCACTCTTCTTCAGGTTATTGGTTTCCATGTGGGCTTTCACGAGTGCATCCAGCTTATCGCTTGCAGTCGCAAACTCACCATCCACATCAGATTTCCCAAATTCTTGCATCGCAGCACCAGTTGCAGCGTCCGCTGCCTTAAGTGCTGCCATAATTGCTTCGTCGTCAGCGAAATTCTTCACGAGAGACTTAGCTACATTAACATCAAAGTGCGGGAGGGCTTCCGAGGCACGTTTAGTCAATTCAATATCAGCCTTTTCGAGCTTTGCAGCTTCGAGGGCTTTCAGGACAGGGGCGGGAATGTCACTCTTGTTGACCATCTCACCCTCAACTTCGATCATCTCGACTTCTGCTTTCTTTTCGATAGCGTCTGCCTTAATAACAAAACCATTTTCAATGAGACCCTTGCGGAGTTGCTCATTCTCTGCTTTCATCTTTTCAACGTCAGCTTTAAGAGCTTCTACGTCGATCTGTTCAGCTTCAGTTTCTTCTTCGGCCTTTTCGATTTCAGCCTCAGCTTCTACTTCTTCCTGAGTCTTTTCAACTTCAGCTTCGTCGGTGATCTGTTCAGACTTCTCCATGTCAGCACCACAGGCTTTCATAGCTTCACCTTCGGACACACCGTTTTCTTCCATGTAAGCCTTGACTTTGGCTTTCATTTCATCTGTCATTTTGGTTACTTCCTCGTCGGAGTTATCACGCTTGAACAAGGAGACCATAGCTTGTGCGTTAGCAGGACGATCTACCAAGGACAGCTCATCCAGTTCAAGTTGTTTCAAAAGGTTAGGCACTGTAGTCCTCCTTGATTGCACGACCCCCAATGGAGAAGGCCGCAAGTTCGCCAGACTTAACCATATTCCAGACAGCATCGTCATATACTTTGTATGCGACAATCCATCCTTCACGGTCAGACTGAATACCAAGAGCATCACCAATCTCTTTAGTGATCGGCATGGAGTGAACAATCACACCAGTTTGCTCCCCTACGTGCATGGTTTTACCCACACGAACGTGTTCCATAAAGTTATTGACTGCCTTAACAAGAGTCTCAGGCATGATAACGTCACCCTGACGGTCAATAACGGGTTCACCCTTTTCGGTAACAACAGAAGCCCAGCCATATACCATACGCTGTTCGTCGTCTGCCTTAAGGATTTTACCTTCAAGTTTTGTCATTTCACTCACCGAAGTATCTGCTTCCCACATACGGCACGACCAATAACGTGCAGAGGTCTTGTCGGTAGCTGTGTCACAAGAATGTCGGGAACGGAAATTAGCACGAGCCTTCGGGTCATCTCGACGGATTTCCATGTTAGGATCACCGAAAGTTACTCGTTTTACCTTGTCACCATCCTGAACAAAGACTTCAAACTTCTTATTACCACCTTGGATGCGACGAGGCTTATTCAGAGTAACTTTCTCACCCTGATACTCTGCCTTCTGTACATCTTCCTTGAGTATCTCTGCTACAATAGCTCTGAGAGCCTCTAGGCGGTCCACTGAGGGGCCATCTTCTTCTTCCTCTGGTTCCCCTAGCGGAAGACCTGCTTGCTGCCTATAGAAGTCCATATAGGCTTCCTCCGAGGCTGCTGGCATATAGACGGCTTGTTCCTCATAATCGGTAACATGGATTTCACCAGCAAGGCCGAGGTCCATACTACGAGCACGAGCTTCTTCCGCAGTAGTGAATACATCATTAGCGTATTGTGCTTTCTTGATAGCACTCCAAGCAGCGGCCATTGCCCTACCCTCATCTTTTGTGTCGTTATACACGGAATTAAAGACTTCCATGAATTGCTTCTTCTTTCCCGCAGGGACACTAGAAGGCACTTCTTTTGCGGAGGAATAAGGCATTGTTAGAGAACCTTTGCTAAATAGCCCTTAAAGACTGTAAAGACGACCACGTTATTGCTTGCAGTTTCCACCCTAACTCGGACATCACAGTTCCTTGGGATGATGACCGCAGGGTCTAAATCAATCTCCCAAGGGCTTCCAGAAGAAGCACTGACTGCCGCAACTTGACGGAACACTTTTCCAGCTTCTTTGATCTCAAGATAAAAGTCGGCAGCACCAGATTGCTTAACACTAACCGAACCAAACCCACCAGTCAGGATATAGTAATCCGTATCACTGAAAGTTGTCGCCGCTTTAAAGGCTTGCTGGAGACCTTGTTCAATGTCGATGTGTATCTTAGTGGCGTCATTAGGGACACCAGCAGTAATTGCTGTATTCTCGTAGACGCAAACACGACCAATAAGGCTAATTCCATTATTGTTGTAGGCTTGGGATACACGAGCGAGTGGTGTTGTGAGAGCCACTCGGTTCTGACCATTGAGGGTCACGACCTGAGTTACGAAAGTAAACTTTTGGTTTACACCTACCCCAGAAACTGTATGACCTTCTATGTAGACCTCTTGTTGGTCTAGTGCGGAGGAAGAAGAGATGCTATTAATTAAGTTGTCATTAACGTAGGTCTCATTTCCACCCACTGTCCAAACAGTTTGAAGATCGGAGGTCGTTAAAGAGGCAGACTTACCAAACTTAATCAGGGATTTTGCTTTACGGTCAATAGATACCTTCTGTCCGAAGGTTCTCTCTATCTCACGTTCTGCTTGAACAAGTCGCCCATCAGGAACTTCGTAATTTCGTCTAGGCCATCCACCAAACATTTGCTCAATTTCCCTGATTTCTTGTTGTAAAATGTAGTTGGGGTCGTCGGCTGTCCCAAGATGGGTGAGGCCAGTGGTAATCGAAGTCCCAGAAAGATTGTGGCTTTGTGTTAGAGAAGTAGTCTGTAGGGTAGGAGAGCCGGAATAGAACGCATCGGCAGGGATATAATTATCATTGACGATAGTCTCATTGGCTTCAGTTAGAAGCAGACTAGTATCTTCTTGGAGAATTCTGCTGCTCATCCCTATGCCCCTTTATGCAGGGTCAGGGATACCGATAGTAAACGACCCGAGAGAGAAGGTATTACCGGAAGTGACCACTTGACTTGTCGTCAGGGAACCTGTTGCCAGAAGGCGGCTATTTGCCGTGTCTACAATCGCATAATGAGTTGCAGTTCCACTACCAGTTACGGTCCCGTCCGAAATAGCTGAAACTGTAACCTCCCGTCCACCACCAGTTCTGTCGGCAGGGGCACCAATGCTCAGGCTTGTGGAGTTACCGAGAGCATAAGTGCTATTGGCCCCAGTGTAGTCTACCGCTTCTTGGCTAGTAATCAGGATTTTGTTGGCTTCTGTGTCTAGGGTGGTAAGGCCATTATCTAATACACGGTTATTAAGCGTTGCCATCTTGCTCACCTACTACTTGATTACCAACTTTAGGGTCATAATTGAGTTCAGCAATATCCATGAGGTCTTGGATAACCTCTGGGTGAGACGACACATCAATATTCGCACCATTAAGGTTACGGAGGAATGCTGCAATCTCACGAAGATCGTGTGGAGCAACGTCACCAGCCTCAATCTTGGGCATAACGGCATAATCAAGACCGTTTAGTTCCCAGAGGCGTTCAACCAGTTGCTTATTAAGGACATCTACGAT